CTCGAAGTTTTTAGGTGCTTTGTCATTATTTCTTTGGTCTATAAGCTCACTTTGTTGTGTAGCTTGTATTTTTGTTCTTTCGTCTTTACGATCTTCTTTTTCTTTTTCTTTACCCTTAGCATTTTCTACCTCTGCATTTTTAAGTTGCATATTGTAGTTGAACTCTAACTCCATAAGTTCTTTTTTCATTTCTATTTCTTGCAGCATCCTTTGAGATTCTATTTGAGCTTTTACTTGCTCAAGTTCTGCTTGACTTTGTGTAAGCGCTTGGTTTTTTTGAACTTCAGCTTGAGCTGCAGCCGCTGCTGACTGTTGGTTTAGCTGCGCCTGCTGCTCCATATTAGCTTGTTGTATTTGTTGATCTTTATCTTGCTTTTTCTTTCTACGTATTTTAAGAAGTTGGTTTGCAAGCTTTACATTTCTTATGTCTCTAAGATCTATAGCATCCTCAAGTTCTATACTTTGCTGTTGCAATGCCATTTGTATGTTGTTTTCTAGCATTTGCTTTTCTTCTTCGTCTGGCATTAACTCTATAAATATACCAAAGTCATATAAATGTAGGTTTGACATTTCTTTTAGAGTAGCTACGTTATGAGCTCCAATAGCTTGTATAAAAGCATCTTTTGTTGGTGAATACTCTATAACATCTGATATTCTAAGTGATAAACATTCAGCTGTTGATGCTGTTAAAAATAACCCTGCTTGTAATATATGTCTTGTTGCTGTGTTTGAATTTGCAGCTGCGAGCTTTTGAACGCCTACTAAAGCGTTTTTATCAGGCATACTACCGTCTCTAGCTTCGTTAAGTCCGGTTACATCTCTTATCATCTGTAGGTAATAATTGTAATTACCAATAAGAGCTTGCATTTTATTACCACCACTACCTGATGTTATTTCTTGAATAGGTATTTTCCCTGGGTTTTGATCACCATCTGAGGTAAAGCTTCTACCTATAACACTACCAGTTTGGAAGAACATGTTTAAAGCTTCTTGTGGATTGTAGTTTGTACCATTTCCTAAATCAACCTCAGCTAAACCATCAGCATCCATATAAACACCATCAGGAACCATACGTGATAGTATTTGTTGTAGCTTTAAATGAGTTAGTTGAATCATATCAGCAAAACCGGTTATACGCTTTACAAGTGAGTCAATTCTACCATCATACATTCTTGGCGCGACTATCGAGTAGTTCATTTTTACTTTTGTAAAATCACTTTTAGGCCTCATCATATTTCTTGACATTTCCCATTTAAGTAGTTTATTTGTACCTAATATCATAGCGCCATCATACAAACACTCTATAGATCTTAACATTCTACCGTAACCACCCTCCATACCTTCTGGCGGGTTGTATTGATCGTCTCTAGCTATTATTTTGTCAGCACCTGTAGCTGTTTCTTTAACTTTGTAAACTTCATTCATATAAGTCTTGTAGTTAAAGTATAGAACCTGTATAGTGTTGTTATCTTCTTTTTGGTAAGTATGTCTTGAGTTGTAGTTAGATCTACTATTAGATTTATTTTTCATTATATCTTCAAGATCCGCTTCGTTTAGATGAGGAAATTGTTTTGCTAGTTCGTTTACAGGTATTGTTTTTACTTCACCAACATAGTATATATCATCAAAATATGGGGAATCAGTATAAGAATAAACAAGGTTTGCTGGGTCAACATAGTCTATAGTTACACCTTCAGAAGTGTTAAAGTTTGTTTTCACAACACCTATACCTAAAACTGTTAAGTCGTAATAAAACTGTTTTTTAATTAACTCGTAGTTGTTACCTTCAAACAAAGTAGTTAAAGCTTGTTCTTCTGCTAACTCAACAGCTTGCTTATAATTAAGCTGCATGTGTATTTCTAATTCTTCTGTAGTTTCTGGAAGCTGCGCTTTATCATTTTCATATAAGTTCATGTTAAAGTTTTCCATAGCAGCATCATTAAACTCTTTTGTCTGCATATCTCTAATTATAGACTCCATGTATTCAGTTCTTTTCTCTACTCCAAAAATATCTTGAGAAAAAGCTTTCACATCATAAGTTCTTTCGGCTATACCGTTAACAACTATATCTACGAATTTAGATATAATAGGTACTGGTTTCCAGTCTAAATTAAGATAGGACAAATCACCATTTATAGATAACTCATCTTTATATTTTTGTATTGATTGCTCACCCCTAGCATACAATCTTAAGTTGTGAAAATCGTTTTGATTATTTCTATATCTATTAGAACTTCTATCGCTGTTAAACCATTCTTGTTCTATTGCTTTACCTACCTTCAAACCATAGTCATAGCTTAGCTTTTCAGCATCGCTAACTGTTTGACTCGGGAAATAACTTCTAATGCCAGACTCTGCCATATTTATTATTTGATTATTTGTGAATTGCTTCCAGTATTACTATACTTAGAAATGTTTATATTTAGTTGTGGTTTTTCAACCTTTGCATTTGGCGCGTATAAATGTCTGTTGTTTGCCATTATAGCTAAACCAGAACTTATAGACGCATCATACTTTGTTCTTTTGTTTATATCAAACCTGCTCCAATCATTTAGTAGATCATTAAAATACAAATCTCCAAACGTTCCATCTTGCTTCATGCCTACGTGATCTTGTATGTACATCTCAATCGCGGCGGCGTGTGCTTGTTTTATATCTTCGCTAGAGTTAGGTATACCACCTACTTCTTTTTCTGCAACTGATAATTTGTTCCATATCTTGTCAGGTCGATTCATACTAAACCCTCTATACCCTCTACGCCTCAGATAATACAAGAGACGAGGTTTATTGTTCTCTGCGAGTATAGGCATCCCGTAAAATACTAAAGCCATTAGAACGTCCTCAAAGAAGATCTCGGCTGTTGGTGGTCTTGATAAGTATTCTAAAAAGAAACTGTTTGCTGGAGCGTCTTCCATGCTAAACCTAGTTAAGCCGTGTAATGCTCCTTTTGATCCCTCACCATCTACAGTTCCTGATATATCGTAGCTATCACAACCAAAAGCACCCATATGCTCGTTACCTGGGTATTTAATACCATTTTTAAGTATCACCCTGTTTTGTATCTGTGATGGTGGTACCCAGCTTACTTTAAATCTACCTTTTGGATCTGGATAAAATATTACTTGTGAGTCCTTTATACCGTTAACCCATTGAAAATTACCTTTAGTTATACCTAATGTTCTAGACATTTCCTCATTATAATCTATTTGCTCGTATAGTTTAACGAGATTAAAAATAGAATTTTTAGTCTCATCTCTAAACGCGTGCTCTGTGGTTCTTGGAAACTGACGGTAAAATTCGTTTAAAGCATCTTGATCATCTTTTAAACCATCAACCTCGTTTTGCCAGTTATCTATTACGCCTACATCTATTAGTTCACCGTCTGGAGCGAACACGTCGATATCAGGAGTAGTGAAAACTGGAATTCCGTACTCGTCAATAAATCCTTCGTAGTTCCATTCCATTGGGATAAACAAAGAGTATAAACCAGATTTTGTTTGACCGTTTCTATTTCTTCTAGTGACATCTGATGCATTGTATAATTTTTTAAAGTTATCGCCTCCTTTATCTAAAGCATTTGATGTTGAACCCATCATACACTTACCTATAATTCTACTACCTAATCTTAAACATGTTTTTGTAACACGCCAGTTGTTTAATATATTATCAGGTCTTTCCCACTTACCACTTTCATCATGTACTAATAACGCTAGCTTTTCACCGTCATAGCTATTATCACCTGTGTTTTTCCAATCTATTGTTGTATCTAATCCTTGTATGTCTTCCAGCTTTTCATTAGCTGTTATTTTCTTTCTTGTAAACTTACTAGCAGGTACTCTATATGCTAACTCTGTTTTTGGTCTATCCATACCATCTTGAACTGGTTTGAAGAAAAATGGATAGTTAATTGATATTGGTACTACTTTGTCTGTAAACATTTTCTTAGCATCAGCACCTGTTTTGGATAGTATACCATATCTACTATCACTTGCAAGAGTGGCTAAGTTAACTGTTTCTGCAGATGACATGAACGAAAACCCTGATCTTCTGTTCTTTAGGTAGCACATACCATAACATCTTTTATCTGCTTTACAAGCTTCCCAGAATATATAAAACAATCTATTTGCCTCTCTAAAATCTGGCGCACCTACATCTATCTTGCTCCACTGTAAATACATATAGTGGGTTCCTGGTAGCCATGTTGCTTTTCCATTGTTGGTAAACCAAAACCCTTCTTCTCTACGTTTAAATTCTTCGTCTATATAATCGTGCCATTGTTCTTTCTGCTCGTCTGGATAAGCTCTCCAGTCAAATATGTTTTTTAAACGCTCAAGCTCTTTAGGTTGTTCAAACCTAACCCACTTATTTTTCTCGTTGCTATACACACTCTTTGGTACTTTAGGTAATGCTATAGCTAGATTCTGTATTTCTATAATCTCACCGATCTGACCACTATGTGATAACACTATAATATCATGATCTTTATCGTAACCGTATTTCCACTTCTTACCTTTGTTAAGTCTACTAATAGTAGTTTTCTTAACTGGCTCGATATTCTTAACTAAATCTTGCTCGTACATTTAATTTAATTTATTGATACTTCGCACTTTGATCTACCAATATTATAGAGAAGTTAGAAAATACACCTGAATTATTCGCCGATACCTCTTTAGCATTAATATAAATATCAGTTTTCTCTTCAATAAGTAGTGGGCAGTCAAAATATTTTGCAAAGCTAGTAGAGCCAGTCGTATCAATAGCTATATTTTGTTTTATCCTTTTCACACCGTTTTTCCTAAACACCATCTCAAGGACAATAGCCGCAGAAGGTGTAGCTTTAGACATAGCCCCAGAAAAAGAAGTTAAATATCCTTTATAATTTCTAGGAATAGTATATACAGCCATCTGAGTTTGACCGTGCTCTGCTGGTATTGAGGCTAGAGTTATGCTATCGTCAGAGTTGTTTATAGTTATACCACCCTCGTTGTATTCGCTCGATCCAGCAGAAGTAACAAAAGCTCTATAAACTCTTAAAAACTCCTTATCACCAGTTACTGCAGTTTGACCATTTAACGTGAAATCTTCTTCTATGAAATCGTAGTTAGCATCCAAACCTTGAACTTTTATTGTTAAAGCTCCAGTAGTACCAGTCCCATTGTCATCAACATCACTACTTATTATCTTAAGTGTGTCAACTAAACTTGGGAAGACATATAAACCGCCAGCACTCCATACTGTTTCGGGATCTGAATCCGAGTCTATGTCTAGGTTGTGACCAAACTTATGAATGAGCGAATGTTTAGGTACAAGACCTTTAGACACCTCTGTATGAAAATCGAACGCGTTGCTATTTAATCCCATGTGCTATGTTATATTATGTATATTATGTATATTATTTTGATCTACCTTCTGCAAATCCTTTGAATACTTTTGCTTTAACCTCTTCTGGTGTTTTTCCCTCGAGTAGGTTTTCTTCTTCTTGGATTCTGTTAAGTATTTCAAATGCATCGAATATAGCTAGTTTTTTAGTAGCTGCTGCATTTTTAAGCCTATCTGCTGTTAAGTCGTCATCTGAATCTACAATAGCTTCTTTAGCAACTTTAATCAGCTCTTCAACTGCTTTGTGCCCAGCTTGGATTATACTCTTCTTCGTTTCCTTGATGTTCATATTTGATTGTAATAAAATTAGATAGTACTCTGTATAGTCTCTCGCCGTTAACAACAAACTCGTATTCACTTCCTGGTCTAAAACCAATTAGATCGTCAACCTCTACTGTTCCATCTGAGTATTTAATAATACCTTGCAAAGGTTTTTCAGATTCAATATTAAATTGATCCGTAGCTTTTAAAGGTATTACAAAGCAATATCCTTTTGGAGCTTTCCACTCATCATTTCTTTTGTATAAAAAGATTTGATCTTGTGCTATAAAGTAAGTAGACTCGTTAAAATAACTTCTACTGTTCTTTTCTCTACCCTTAACATCGTGCCATCTTCTAAACACATTGTGATGGACTATAACTGTGTCACCGGGTTTTATATCTGTTTCTCCTACCATAGGTGTAGATACTACAATAGCTTCTCTATTTACGTATTGATGGTTAAATATCTCAGTAT